TCCTTTTCCAGATGTGAACATTATGGAATTTCTAGTTCCACATCCTCTACATTTAGCGTCATATCTAGGTGAACAAGACCTAACATTCCAAGCCTTTGAACACTGTTTACAAGTCCAAACAAAGTATCTAGGTGATAACCTCCCTCCACCTTGAGAATACTCTTCTTTTGGCAGTCTAATTCGCCCTAGGGAATCAATCTTTTTTGGGTTGGGTGTGTTTGTCATATTATTACTACGACCCACAGTTCCACATAAACCCCTCCTCGAAAAAATTTCGCTTCTTCACGCCTTCGGCGAAAGGATTAGTAGCCTTTTGGGGCGATAGGGTACACCCTTTCCATACCTTCGGGTATGGTATCCTGTTATCAATGTATCAACCCACAAAATAGGGTAATAAGCCGAATGATTCTAGGGTGTTTATGGCTAAAACAGATTCATTCTTTATCCGAAAATCAGTAACACTGACAGGGGCGTCATTTACCTTTGAAACAATTGACCTTGGAGCATACGTAGATGCACTCGGAAAAGCGGTACTTCGTGTACACAATATAGCAGTTCAATACAGTGACCCAAGTGGGGGTACTCCTGATATGGCTTCTCAAGTCAATGGAGCAGCAGACTTTCAGATATCAACTCAGACACAAACTGACATGGTGATAGCAGGCGATAATAAGGCCATAGTAGCATCAGGCCGTATAGTGGCCTACAATGCTGATGCAACGTCAGGAAACAACGTCCCTACACAAGTTTACCAAGACTTAGACATGGCTCCTCAGACATGGACTAACGGATATCTCATAGGAGTTGAATCTCTTCAACTCGGTGGCCGTAGAACTACTAACGGATGGGCAGAAAATGTCGTAGTCAGTGTAGTCATGGAATGTACATCAGAATCACTAACTAAAGAAGCAGGTTTAGCATTAGCATTATCCCAGCAATAAGATGGTGAAATTGATGGTTGTACAAGGTCTAGGGGCTCTCTTAAAAATTCTTGATATCCTGCAAGATATGGAGAATGAGAAGCCTCAAAATAGGGGTCAAAGTCAAGGACTCGAAGATCTATTCAATACACAAATTCGAGAACCAAAAAGGAAAGTAAAAAGGAAAGTCTCAGCGTATCATCGAAGATACTCAAAAGCCTTCAAGAAATTAGCACCAAGGAATAAACTAAAGTCTGGGTCTTGGAAAAAGAATGGATTCAAATTAACTGCAGCAGCAGCGAGAAAGGTGGCAAAGAAATGAAAAGAGTATTATCACTTCGAGGAACTTTCTTATTAGCAGATAATGCAAGAACTACTGATAATCAGATATTCGTATATGAGGGTGCAGAATTGACTAGAGGATGGAAAGTAACCTCAGCATATGTATGGCCTGCAGATATGCGTGCTCAGACAGGGGCAGATGGACAATTTCTCCTATGTACTAATCTAGCAACCGATACTGTTGGCTCCTTGGGTTTCAATGACATAACTTCTGTAAATGATAATCGATTTATTGGTTGGGGTGCTAAAGGATATAATCAGAGAGATGCCTCCTCAGATTTCATTACAGGACCGACAGGAATTATTACAGATAATCAATTATTATTGGACCCAGAACACGTTGTAGTTCAAGAATTATACATCAACGCATATACATCTTCTGATTCAGATACTTCTCCAACTAGGTCATACAATTATCTGGTAGTTTTAGAAGAGATGAAATTAACTGCAGCAGAAACTATCTTACAAATAATTAAATCAAAAGGTCAAGATATCTTAAATTGAGATATTTCCGGATTTCGATTTATTAATTTCGTAGCTCTTTTTCTCTCTGATCTTGAGATGTTGGAATTCTGGCGAATTTTGATGGTACCATTCTGCAGCATTTTTGGCAATATCCGGAATCCGGTAATTTATACAAAACATATTCTTTCCCTTGAAATGATATTCTTTCACTATTAATCCATAATACTGAGTTATTAGAATTGTCTCTACTCATTCTGACATCTCCTTTGTCAAAGGGTGTGCATGACCCTCTCTATCGATACTCCCTCGAGGTTTATTTAGCAGGTTTGCAGTAGTAAATAATTCATCTTGAAAGCATTTAGCGATTCTTCTTTTCATCCATTTCATATTATGACTAATTGCAGCGTGAGAAGCCTCTTGAGAATTAGGATAATAATCAAATTTTGTTACTCTTTCTCGACCTTGATAATAAACTCCTTTTCCAGATGTGAACATTATGGAATTTCTAGTTCCACATCCTCTACATTTAGCGTCATATCTAGGTGAACAAGACCTAACATTCCAAGCCTTTGA